ATTTCGTTTCTTAATTGACCAACCATTGTCTAAAGCATTGTATAAAAACACCATTTTTTGAAATTTTATTTTATCTACTTCTAGGTCTAATTGTTTTTCATTATTTGTTATTTTAATATCAATGTCCATTAGCATAACAAATAACGAGAAACAATATTTAATTTTTAAACTTATATAAAATATTTTCTAAAGTAGTCCTTTCCAAATTACATTCTTTCCAAATTACATTCTTATAAAAAATATATACTTTTGTAAAATATCTAATTAAATAAATTTAATTATTATAATATAAGTATTATAAAATATGCCATCATTTAAACCAAAGGCTATAAAAAAAATAAAAATATGTAAAAGGTATTCTACCACATTAGATGGTAAACACAAAGAAATTATGACTGATTTTTCAAAAGATGAATGTGATATTATTCCTAGATTAAAAGAAGAAAAGCAAACATTGATTGGCAATTTAAATAATCCAAAATTAACTATTGAACAAATAATGGAGATAAAGGACCGTATTAAAGAGGTAAATGAAAGCATAAAAGAAATAAAGGCACGAAAAAACAATTACTTTTTAGATAATTCTAAATACATTTTTGAATATTTTGAAAACAAGAAAAACATTGACAACAAGGACGAGAATGATACTGGAAATAGTTCGAAAAGCCAAATGCTGTTTAATTTCTTCAAAATACAGAAACCTGAAAAAGATAATACTGGCGTCGAAACACGGAATAAAAATATTGTCCAAAAATATTTGAGTAATATTGATGAGACTTTTCTTGATATGAATTCGTTTATTAGAACTACTGATATTTGTCAAAGCTGTTATAAAGGCGAACTCATACCACTCGATGACGAAGGTGTCCTAATTTGTAATATATGTGCTGTTAGTATTCCCTACTTGATAGAGAATGAAAAACCATCATATAAGGAGCCACCTAAAGAAGTATGTTTTTATGCTTACAAAAAAATCAATCATTTTAAGGAAATATTGGCTCAGTTTCAAGGCAAGGAGACAACCCAAATACCCGACGACGTTATTGATCAGATACATCAACAAATTAAAAAGGAGCGTATTGGGCTAGAGCAACTAACACATTACAAAACCAAGGAAATACTTAAAAAGCTTGGATTTAATAAATATTATGAACATATCGCATTTATTAAAAATAAGTTGGGGATTAAACCGCCGGTATTTAGTCCTGAATTAGAGGATACATTGTGTAATTTATTTATGGAAATACAGTCGCCGTATGCTAAAACATGTCCCGATTATCGGGTTAATTTTTTGAATTATTATTATGTATTGTATAAGTTTTGCGAATTGCTTGGAGAAGAACAGTTTTTATCCGATATACCGATGTTGAAAGATAGGGAAAAGTTAATAGAACAAGATGAGACGTGGAAGAAAATGTGTATAGAGTTGGATTGGGAGTATATTGCGACTGTATAAAGTGTCGAAACTGCTTTTATGTTTTACCAACGTCTTCGTTTTCGTCCGCCCTTTTTACTTTTATTCTTTTCAAGGTCCTTATGTCTCACAGTTTTGGCAAGCGGATTGGGTAAGTCACCATGACGCACCGTTGTAAAAAGAGGATTGGGTAAGTCGCCGTGTCTTATCGTTTTACTTAGCGGATTGGGTAGGTCACCGTGACGCACTGTTTTGGAAAGCGGATTGGGTAGGTCACCATGACGCACTGTTTTGGCAAGCGGATTGGGTAAGTCACCGTGTCTTATCGTTTTACTTAGAGGATTGGGTAGGTCACCATGTCTCACAGTTTTGGCCATTGGGTTGGATTTTCTTTTACTAGAGCTAGAGCTAGAGCTAGAGCTAGAGGACTTAGACTTTGATTTAGACCTAGACTTGGACCTGGATTTCGACTTTGGAGAAACGTGTAAATCTGCTAATGATAATCTATCCATAATATATATTTATTGAGAATATATATTATTTTATTATTTATTTTAACGCCTCTCCTTATTATATTTCCAGTCTTTTGTTTTTTCAATTCGTCCATCGCTAAAATACTTAGTAATTTCAACACCAGGCCAGCCGGTTTGACTACGTAATTCTTTTTGTTTTTGAAACACAAGTCTTACTGGTTTATTTTCATCAGTGTTTATATTCTCATTCTCCTTTGTTCCATCTGAATATTCTCGTGTAATTTTAAAAAAAATACCTTGTTTTCTAATTTTTGAAGACACTAATACGCGTTGTTTAATAATTGGTGTTTGTTTTCTTTGGGACTTTGCTGCTATTGATTGAGGTCTAGTTACTGGTTGGCGTGATGTCATACTACCAACTACTTCATATAGGTCATCGTCTAAGTCAAGTCTTGTTTCCTTCTTAGCAATTGGTGCCCGTGATATTGCAGTAGTTGCTCTTGCTGTATGAGTTCTTGTTGGTGATTTGTTTTTACGTGTTCCTTTAGATTTTGAACCTGAACTTGAACCTGAACTTGAACCTGAACTTGATTTAGTTTTTTTATCCATAATATATATTTATTGAGAATATATATTATTTTATTATTAATTATTTGGCTCCTTAAAGGCCACCAGGGAAACCAACTAAGTTGGCACCGATACCGAACCCGGCACCTGTGCGAGCAGAGACACCCATGCTAGGAATGTATGTATCCAATATGGCAAAGGTAGCAGCAGCGGTTAAGGCAAGTAGCACGATTTCCTCCATATTCAGAGACTTCTTGGGAATAGCAAAAGCAGCAATCGCCACCATTAAACCCTCAATTAAATATTTAACAATACGCTTAATAAGCTCAGTCACATCAAACATAGCCATTTTGTTTATATAATTTGAAAAGAAAAAAATAATATTATAAATGTGTAACTTTTATAATATTATAAAAATGAATGAAAATATAATAATTTATTAAATTAAAACTTAAAACGAACAACTAACTAAATATATAAATGAGTGGAAAATCTAAATCGAATGCTTCCAAGAAGTTCGCGTTTGAACGTAAACAAAGAACCGATGGTTCACCGAATCCTAAATATGTTGATTTGTTGGAGCTGGATAAGCCAATTGCCGGCCAACAGTTTGGATGTTTCTCGTTTATTACTCCCGAGAAAATTCTGAAGCAGAAGGAAATGTTCTTTTTTGAAGAATTCCTAAAGAAATGGGAATTCTCAAAGTCCATGGAGAAGTTCCACCAATTTATTAATTTTGTTTCTTATAAATACAAGTTGAATTTTGAAGACGTTATGAAGGATTATGAGGGGTTCGTTACGGAGGAGCGTGAGAACATCATCAATTCTTCCATCGAAGACGACTACAAGACCTTTTTAGATAAACATGAAGATGACCTTGAGAAGCAATTCAGTATCAAGCACAACTTCCAAACGTCAGTCAGAGGCTTCAAGTCTAGAGGCAACTTTCAGACGCAAGAGGAGGCGGAGATGCGTGCCAAATTGTTGCGCGAGAATGACCCCAGTTTTGATGTATTTGTTGGTCCTGTTGGTCAGTGGTTGTGTTGGGACCCCGAGGCATATAAGACTGGTCGTGTTGAGTATATGGAGGAGGAGCTTAACCAGCTGGCTCAAGAGAAGCAGAAGAACGAGACTGTTGCGAAGTCCGCATTTGAGCAGCGAGTTAAGGAGACCAAACAGAAGGCAATTGATGACAACAAGAAGAATGCCGAGAAGCATGGTAGCTCATTGACCCAGGATATTGATAGTGAGGGCAATTTGGTCGGCGTTACAAACAGTCAAGAGGCAAAATTGGCTGGGTCCGACAGCATTTCAGTGGCAGATATTCGCAGTGAGCTCTTTGATGGTGACAATATTGTTTTAGGACAGTCTGATTACGGCAGGTCGGAGCTACTTAGTGGACCCTTTGCTCTTTCTAAAGAAGAAAAGAAAGATGAAGACAGCATGGATCGTGTTGATTAAATTGGATAGTTATAAAAATTTTATAAATTATTTATTAATTTATAAAAATAAATTATGAAAATAAAATCTTAATCGGATTTAAGCCGACTTGTTACTTGGAGCACTTAGCGCACCTTGAACAACTGTTTGTGTAATTGAGAACATATTAGACGCATCACTCAATTTTGGCTCAGTTTTTAAACCGTTAAATCCCTTTATGGTTATATCTAATTTTGTGTTTGCTGGTTGTGCTGGTAACGTTAATGGATTTATTAATTTATCAATTGGATAATAATTTTTATCTACTCCGTTGCTATAATAATACTGAGTAACATCTTTAGAATTATTTTTTAATGTTTGTGACCAGTATATAGTTACTGCTCCGTTTACTGTTTTAAGTGGAGGCAATATTTTGGGTGCTAATTGCGGATAATTTATGAAAACACCAGTGACTGTATTTGAATTAACACTATACATGGGATCAGTAGTCAAACCATTATATGCCTTAATTGTGAATGAATAAGTTTGACCGTTTACTAAATTGCTTATTACCAAAGGACTTGTTTTGTTTGTAAGTCCTAAATCAATCCAAGTTGTTCCATCAATGCTATAAGAGTAACTAACTATACTCTTCGCATTGTTTGTGGGTTGTGTGAAATTAATATAAGCCTTGGTATTCTCACCAAATGTTGTTGTGTTTATAATAGGTGCAAGTTGAGGATAATTTATAAAAACATTATTTACTGTTGATGTATTACTATATAATGGTTCACTCGTTAAACCATTGAATGATTTCAGTGTAAATGAATATGTTTGGCCGTTTGTTAATCCGGATAATTGAATGTATTTTGTATCTTGAATTTGCGTTGACAATACTCGAGATAACAAAATTTGAGTAAACGTTCCTCCATTAATACTTAACCAATAACTAGATACAGCATTTGCGTTATTTGTTGGTTGTGAAAAGTAGAGTTTCGCCTTTCCATTTTCACCGCTATCAATTGTTAGTTGTTCATTAATAACTGGTGCTGGTTGAGGATAATTTATAAAAACACCTGTTACTGTATTAGAATTAAGACTATAAAATGGTTCACTTGTCAACCCATTATATGCTTTAATTGTGAATGAATAATCTTGACCATTTGTTAGTTCGCTTATTACCAAGGGACTAGTTTTGTTTGTCAGTCCCAAATCGTTCCAACTATTTCCATCAGTGCTGTAAAAGTAACTAACAATATTATTTGAATTGTTTGCCGGTTGTGTGAAATTGATATAAGCTTTATTATTCTCACCATATGTAGTTTCAATATTTATAATAGGTGCTGGCTTGGGATAGTTTATGAATACAGTTACTATATTTGACACAGGACTATACATTGGTTCAGTAGTTAAACCGTTATATCCTTTTAGTCTGAATGAATATGATTGACCATTTGTTAAATTACTAATTATCAAAGGACTGGTTTTGTTTGTGGGTCCCAAATCTGTCCAAATAATTCCATCAGTGCTATAAAAGTAACTAATAATACTATTTGAATTGTTTGTCGGTTGTGTAAAATTAATATAAGCTTTATTATTTTCACCATATGTAGTTACTGTGTTTATAACAGGAGCCAATTGAGGATAGTTTATGAAAATATCATTTGTAGGAGGAGAAGGGTCGCTGTCTATTCCATTATATGATTTAAATGTGAATGAATATGTTGCCCCATTGGTTAAATTATTAATTTTTAACGGACTGGTTTTATTTGTTGGTC